AAATATGTCCCCTAAAAAAAAGAAAAAACTTCCCAACCCTTGTCACTTATATTCTTAACAAGGATTGAGAAGTAATTTAATAAATTGTCATATCAAGTTCTAGCAGGTCACCGCGATGATTCGTCCCTGACGTGTCCGCTCTATTGAGTACCTTAGCAGGTGAACCTTGCCATCTCTTGACATCCTTAATATATCACATTCTAGGCTTCTTCACACAATCAACACAATTAATCAACTTTACAACATTAGTAAGGAAGTGAACTATTTAGTTAAGTAAGTATTTGAAAAATCTGAAATAATATCTTTTTCGCTTAAATCAAGTACACACATATATCGTTTTGTTCCGTCAGTGCAATCTGATGCTCCTAATCTATATATTTCCAAAGTTTCTTTTTTATCATCGTATATATACATATTCATTACAAGAGTATCTTTTTGATTTAAAACAGTTGACCGTATTACATTATTAAATACTCCAATATCACCTAAATATAATTTCAGGATAATTATGTTCCCAACATATACCATCAGCGTGTTCATGTCCATATATGCAAAAAGCAATTACATCTGCATTTCTACTTAATATAGTATCTAGTCGTTCAATAGTATTTACCCAATAATTTGAGCTTTGGTCGTTACCTACTTTATACCATTTTTGATTGAACCAAAAATCTGAATTAGTAAAAGTACTTCGCATAATATATTTACCACGTGAAATAATATGTTGCATAATGACACATTTTTGATTATTTTTACGTGATAAATTAAGTTCATTAGCTAACCATTTACACATTTCTTCTAAATCAGAAGAATTAGATATAGTTGAATCTAATCCAATTAAACGAATCGTGTTATTATCTAAAACAGAACTCCAATAGGTTGGATTACTTACATTTGAATTGAATTTAGCATGGTTATATGTATATCCTTTTATGAAAAAAGTATTATAACATAAACTATTACTTACAGGAACAATATTATTTGAATCTCCGTTTTCCATTCTGTCATGATTACCTATTACACCATAACAGTTATTAACAATTGAAACATTATATCCATCGCTAATTTTTTGAAAAGCATAATCTCCTGTATAACATGGAATATAATCTTTTGGTGCGCTATTAATTATATTTATCGCGGTTGTTTCAGCAGTGGTTGATTGATGTGAATCAGAAAAATGTAGGAATTTATGAATCATGTAAATACTCACTTTCCTAATGCAGCATTATTATTTATTGCATCAGACAAACTGCTTACAGTCATTGCTTTAGAAGTACGATATGGAGCACAAGACATTGTAAATGGAATTCCAACAGCTTGCGATACATCATGTTCGCCATAATATAAATTACGGCCATTAATTATTCCACCAAACCAAGTATCAAAATTAGATGTTCCTGTCCATAAAATGCAGCCAATTGCAAGAAGTGCAGATTTCGCATTAGCAGGATATCTCATATTAGGAACATAATTTGGTAAAGTGATTGGCTTAGAAGATGAAATATGAGCATCTTTTGCAATTGAAAGTTGCCAAATACTTAGAATATCAAGTGCAGGAATATAAAAACCAGCAATATATACACCATTAGGAAATGAAGCTCCTGTATTATCTGCACCTGCAGCAGAATTGCCAAAACACTTTACTTCGATACCCTGTTGAATAGATGCAACTGCAGATGATGCAAGTTTATTAGCGATTACTGCGCCTGGTGCAATATTTGCGGAAGTAATTGGTAAAAAAGAACTTGTAGAAAATTCATCGATTGCTTTAAATACACCACCAGATGTAATTAAGTTATTAGAATTTTTAATTGCTGAAGTATCATAATTTGTATATGCTGATTTACCAAAAATAGTGGTAGTAGTTTTATTAATATTTTTATTAGCAGTATTTGCAGTAGCTTGAGCAATTTTAGCGCTGCTTAATGCATTATCAGCAGTTGATTGCGCAGCAGCAGCGTTTGTTACAGCTTTATAAGCAGTTGATTGCGCAGCAGCAGCGTTTGTTACAGCTTTATCAGCAGTTGATTGCGCTGTCTTAACTAATTTTTTTGCAGAAGAAGCATTTTCAAGAGCAGTATTACTAGTTGCATTTGCTGTAGTAGTATTAGTTGAAATTGTATACATTTGTGCATCAATTTTATTGATTGCTCCATTATATTGGTCTCTCAAATTTGGTTTGTCATTATCAGTATATAGGTCCAAATTATAATGTGAAGTGTATTCGCTTGCCATAAATACTCCTAATGTGTAAAGTAAATAATACCGTTCCTTGCAACTTTAGCGTTAGCAATTTGCTTCATTAGCAATTTGCTGAATATTAAATAAATTACTATCTATAGATTCTATTGCTTTATTATAAATATTAATTAAATCTACTGTTGAATTTTCTTCAAATTAAGGTAATAAAAAAATGAGTTGTATTCATTTCATTTCATCTCCTAAATTCTGGTGGAATATAGACAATACCAGTTTGGTTATTGATTTCTGCTAAATTTATTTTTTAGCAGTAAGTGCTTTAAAATCATCTAATAAATCAAATTTATCGACTAGATAATAGCTCATTATTGCAAGACCTCTTACGTTAAGTCCACAATCTGCAAGTTCTTTAACTGTCATATTAAGTGTATTAAGTTTTTTAACTGTTATTGCATGTACTGTTACATCATTGAACATATCACGCATAGCATTTGTAGAACTAGTAAGATTGCCATGCTGTACATCCCAAATTAATGTTGTTTGGTCTAATGATTTAATTAAATCTTGAAGAGTATGTAATTTATCATTTAATTCAGTTCTAAGATTCTCTAAATCATCAGGAGAAACGCTTTGTATTTTATTAATTTCTATAACAATATTATTGGTAAAGTTTACAATTGCATTAAGATTAATGCACAGAAACTTCCATCTTTGTTCGTTTGAAACTACATTCCAATAGAAATCAGGTACTGCAGGAGTTCCTTGTGTAATCCACCCAAATGGGGCAAAATCACCAGGATATCCTTTTACCATGGAGTCTGAGTCGTTGCTAGACATGAAAACATCACCCCACATTCATTGATAATCATAACATCGATATCATTATAATCCCTTATAAGTTGCATTTTGTCAAACCAATCACCATCAAGAACCTTTTCATACTGGTTATCAGTGGCATTGCTTGCGTAATCTTGATTGTCAGGCGCAAGTTGCGTTGATGGGAAATCAGAGAAGATAGCGCGTGATTTGCCATATTCATCTGATGCAGCAAAGATATCTTGACCATTTGCAATTTTTTGATAGGCTGCTTTATACTTAGGCATAATTTCAATAATTTTAGCTGTCAGCATGTCACGCCATACAAGTGGTGGGGTAATGCCAATCTCATAATGTCTATAATGTTTTAAAAACTTAGTTTGTAGACGTTCACGTTGCTCATCAGAGAACCAATCAGCATCTTTCCATAAAGGATCTCCAAAGGGGTCGAATTCCTCATCTACAAGTTCGCCAAGCTTAATTGAGAAGTCATCATGCCAATCTTCATTTACATCGGTAAATGTAAAGGCACTCATAAAATTATCCATATACTCACCTCTTAACTATATAATAATGGCTTATCCGTATTATAACGAATAAGCCACTTATATATAAAGTGCTACATTAATTTGTTAACAAGTTTTTGAACGTTGATGTAGCGCGAGCCGAGAATGTAGCTACGCATATCACCATTACCAAGTTCACCTGCAATGACTGCTCGAGCAAGCGTAATGTCAGAACTATTAACAAGCATATTGACGCAGTCTTGCACCTCATTGTATCGAATACCAAGTTTAATTCTGCGCGTTAGTCCATCACCAAACGAGCCCTCTAAGACATGCCGTGCAAGAAGCCATTTATTGTCATGATAATCAATAGGCTTACTAGAACTGTCTTTGTCACCTTTAGCATAGCGCTCCCATCCCTCACGTGACACATACGCGTAATCTGCATCAAGTGACATTCCGTTATAGTTGAATGTGCTAGTAAACTGCCATGCTGCAAGTATCCATCCTTTATGCGCATAAGGACATACTGTATCTGTCCGCCAACCTGTATAGTTGAGCGGATATCCTGCTAACCAAAGGCCACAGTGAGTCTTAAGCCATTCAGACCCATACCCTCTATTATTAATGAAATCAGCGTTTATATAGACCCAGGGATATACTTGTGTCTGTTCATACACATGTGAACAGAATAAGTCAAGCCAATTGTTAGAGTTAGCGACTTCAAAATCAAGGATTGGGATACCCTCACCAAAATAATTCTTACAATTTGCAATAAAAAAGTCAGCTTCCTGAATAGGGTCGTTAGAACGGGCGAAGTGATAGAACCCCCACGGAATGTTTAATGCCTTAGCTTGCTGAATTGTATTATCGCAAAATTTATCAACAAAATTTGTGCCCTCAGTTGCTTTTGCAATAATAAAATCACTATGTAGGTTAGCTACATTTACAGCCCCTTGATGATTACTGATATCAAAGCCTCTCATCATTGTTAATTTCCTTTTTTTCTTGTAAGTTGAACAATTTTGCCAATCCGCTCTTCGCAAATTCAGGATATACTGCACTAATATTTTCGATAATACTTGAAAGTTCCATCACAATAATGTATCCGCATATTACCTCACATGTTGGAATATCATATGGAAGTTTAAACATATGTGATGTTGCTATCTCTATTATAAGACATAAAAAGATTAGAATTAGCAGTAAAATCTTATGCAGGAGACCCTCTCTCATTTTTATACTTGAAATATTTTTCTGAATTACAGCTCCGATAAAACCAACTAAAACATCAGCACACATCATAATACATGCAAGAATAATACTCCACTGTTGCGTATCGGATAAATTAATCATTTATATTACCTTTCTGAAATATCTTGTCCGTAATCTGAATCATCATTATCTGATTCAGCTCTTACAACTGGGTTCTTCATAAAGTCATACGTATCAGACTCAATGTCAGAATTCCAATATACATATGCTTTTCCACCTGTAAGTTTATTGAGCTCCTCACAAGCACTGCGTCTAACCATAAGTGAACCTAGCGCCTGTAAATCAGTTGGCTCAGCTGATTGGTCGATTTCCTCTGAAGTCTGTCTCTCCATCTTACGCGGTGCTGCATTGATGCCTAAATACCTAAGAGCTACGTTCCATGTGTTAGCTAAATCATCTTGCAACTCACGTAGCTCCATATCTTCTCTATCACTAGCGATTTGTATAGGTACAGTCTCAACTTGTTCAAAGCCATTAAACGTCAAAACAAATGGAGAGCCCTCACCCAGCTGTTTTGTAAATTCATTCATCTGTTGCGACATTTCGCGAGGAGCTTTTAGAATAACAGGTTGTTTCATGTGAGTTCTGATCAGCTGTTTAGTTCTGATCACATCGCACATCTCACGTGCACAGATAATCAAGCTATTATTAGATGGAATGCGCAAAGGGTTATCCCACACAACAACGCCATTTAAATGAGCCTTTACATCCCATTTAACTCCGTTAATACCTAAAGCTTGCCAAAACTTATAGTTGTAGTTCGCATCAGGTGCACTCTTTAACACTGCTTGCATTGCAAATGCGTTTTCAGGCTTTAAGTTTTTCGGCCATGAAATAGTTGCAAATCCTTGCTGAACCAACATTAGTTCAAGAAAACGTGCATCTACTTTAGCAGGTAAGTCTACCCAACGAAAACGAGACATTGCAAGTGTCTGAAGCTGATTGAAGAAGAACTGAAACAGCATATCATTATATGCAATTGTCTGGTTGAAGTTAGGGTCAGCCCAATTACGTCGTTTGCTCATAGTTCACACTTCTAAAATTAGCTGCAGTGTTATTAGCGATATCAATAGACTCTTTTAGCTTATCAGTAGCTGATTGCGCCTGTGTAAGAAGCGAATCATATCCTTTTTGGATAACTGCCTGATTCACTTTCTCTGCAGCCTGTGTCGCAGCTTGCTGTACTGCATAGTTAACAATGCTTGTAATTTCTGAGTCGGTCATGCCCTGATAAGTATTTAACTTAAGCAATTGTTGAATACTCCTGTCTTTTTTCTCTTCACCTTTAGGTTTTGTATTATCAGTTGGCACTGTATCGTTAGTTGTCATAGATACTCACATCTCCAATCTCTTTCGGGTCTCGCCATACTGTCGTACCTGTTTCAAGGATATCACGAATTTGTAATATAGCATTCTCAGGCGCATTATTGTTAGCACGCATCCAAACTTCATCCGCTTGCCAATAAGTAAAATGTTTCATAATATTGAAGTCACTAAATTGCCCAATATTGCGCGAACATGCATAGCCATATCTATAGAAAGAGTCCCCGCAACGAGCAATGTCATCATCACAAGCTCTCTCTACTTTAATTTGTACTTCAGCAGGTTTAATCGCGGTATTTTCTGCATTTGCAACAGTACCAAATGTATGAGGTGCACCTGCATTATCAGTTAAGATTCCGTTATTTACTGCGGCAATAGAGTTATCATAATTGCGTTTTGCATTTGCAACAGAAGTATTATATGAGCGTTGCGCATTCGCAATTAATGTATCAGATGAACGTTTAGCATTTCCAACTGTAGCATTATAGCTGCGACTTGCATTATCTTTCGTTAAATCCTGCGTACGTGAAGCATTGCTCTTTGTCATATTGGCACTATCTGTTGCGTTAGCATTTTGAGCACTTTGCGTATTGCGAGCATTTGTATTTGTAAGAGCAGCATTTCTATTGGCAATAGTAGTTGAGGCATTATTCTGTGTAGCGGCATTCGATGCAGTAGTTGAATTGTTTAGTGAAGTTGAATTCGTTGTAAAATTAAGAGAGGCATCCTGCTTACCGTAGGCGCTCGTAACTGATTGATTATATGTTTTAACATTGTTTGACATTGAGATGGTAATGGCTGCATTAGTAGCACCCCACGATGCACCTTGATTCATGGCGCCTGTTACAGTAGAGACTGCAGAGCCTACTGCACCCATAATATTGCCGGTAAGTGCGCTTGCAATAGTACTTACAGCACCATTTACGATACCGGTTACTCCTTGTGTAGCAGCTTGAGCATTGTTATTAGCTTGTGACGTTGCAAGATATGCCTGTTCTGAATCAAAATTGGCATTCATATTACCAATGTCATATTGCACATCGGTTTTTAGCTTAGCATTTGAATAACCTGCACCTGTCATTGCATTAGCATTAGAAGTAGCTACAATTGCAGAATTTGCACCTACAGACGTAGCGTTGTTGGCAATGATGTTACCAGCATTGTTAGCAGCACATGTAACTGCATTAGCTGTACTTCTATATGTATTGTTAGCACTGGTATTAGCGGATGCATCTACATTTGTTTTAGCTGTGTCTGCGCTTGCAGTAGCATTTACCTGAGCTGTTGAAGCACTTGCAACAGCATTCGTTCTCGCAGTAGAAGCACTTGCAGTAGCATTTACCTGAGCTGTTGAAGCACTTGCATTTGCATTTATTTGCGCAACAGAAGCATTTGCTCTAGCTTGCTCGCGTGACCATTGCTTAGTATAGTTATTGTATTCAGCAGAACTTTGATAGATGGCAAATGCAGAAATCTCCCATTTCATAAGAGTTTTCTGCCAAGCGCCTGATTGTGAGAACTTATTAGAATTCATATTTTGGAATACTAAATGAGACACATCAGATGAACCTAGCCCATTTAGATATGAAAGTATACGAGCTCCTGCAGCAGTAATCTCACTTGTAATCTCAAGTGTTTGAGTGGACCCCAACGTCTCAGGTGCAATCATGATATCTTGCCCAGAATCACTCACTAAATGTACATATGCATAGGGACTTGTATAGAGCTTAGTCAATCCCGCATATTCCTTATCGTAGTTAAAATCAGCAGCTGTAAGCTTACAATCTTGCGTGACATGAATGCCGCCCAATACTTGTCTGACACGTACACCGCCTACAGTTTCTGTATCACCTAAAGCTAGCCATTTACCAGGAACTACATAGGCAGCTCTGACGCATTGCCAAAATCCTGCAGAAGCATTGCGTGAGAATGCATCAGCATCAGGTAAAGCAACAGCCAACATTGAGCCTGATGGAAACCCCGAAACATTTTTATAATGATATGGGCGAGCTGGTACTCCATCGCTGAAAGAGCCATCTTCAGCAACAGATCCAACGTCGAAAACCAAATATGGCGCATTATCGTTAAGTAGATATGAGAGCTTAACATTAGTGATACGTGTATCAACACTTTCAGGTTCTGTACCTTTGAGCCATGCAGTATGTGAGTGTGGATCACTTAGATAATCTGCGACATTTGCTGCATGTGATAGTGCATAATGTCCTCTGTTAAGTTGCATCGATTTAACTGAAACATCATTGATAAAGGTTGTCCACCAATCAACACTGAGCTGCAGTTCTGTGCATGATGGTGACCTAAATTTCAAATCATCAATGAAAAATCCCCAGTGTCTGACACCATTAGTTGGTTCATAGTCAAGCGGCCTATCTGCTGTAGGCGCTATAGGAAATGTAACCCAACAATAATTAAAGAGGCCTGAACCATCAAAGGGAACAGGAACTTTAATCATTCCATCGGGTAAAATACGCATTTCAGTTTGCAACGTATCACGATAGCCTGTCGCGTTATTAAAATATTCATTGCGTTTATCATCATTTTCAAATTTAACAACGTTATTATTTCCGTCCCAAGGAACCGAACAAAGTAACAACTTCGTATCTGCTTTCCATCGCGTATAATCAAATGCATTTTTGTATTGATTAAATACACGTACATTATCTATTTTTGGAAAGTCACTTGACCCGTGTAAATTAGGAAAGTTCATTTTTAACTCCTTATATGAAAAGAGGCACGAACACTATAATAGCGCTCGTGCCCATACCACACAGAACAATGCTACATCAAAATAAACTAATTAATAGTAATAGTTGCGCTGTCCGTAAACGGAGTTGCAGGCTTAGTCGTATCAGACGTTGGATCAGTATAGGTTCCCGTTGCTTTAATTGTCAAGATTACACCACTTGCAAGCCCACTCTTTTGGATATGAAGCTTGTTAGTACGTGTGTCAACATACGTGTTGGAATTAAGCATAACAGGAGTCTTTTCGCCCATACCACCGGTTTTAGCACTCACCTCATAGGTTGCCGAATCAGGCGCCACACTCATATCACTACCAGTACCTGCGCTTGCAGGAGCGAACGTAAGAGTACCGTTAAGTTTAACAGAAATATCGATAACATCGCCTGGATGTGCCGTAGCAGATGCAGCAGTAATCTTGATACCAGTCGCTGCCTCAGTCGCTGTCGCGATAGTAGAATCAGTCCAACCGGTTCCTGCGCCAAAGAGAATCATAGGTTCAAATGGGTCAACCACACCTGCAATTTGAATATGGGTTAAGAAGTATGACGTGTTAAGCGTACGTGGATTATAGAACGAGCCATTCTGATACTCATAGTCCATAGCAAGCATCGTACGCTCAGAGCACAGAACTGCCTGACATCCCGGAATACCAAAGTCATCCACTGGGATAACACGATATGGTACCTGCGCCTGCTCAATATGGAAGAGCTGCGCCAATCCCATAACATCAAGCGCTGCATTGAGTTCAGGCTTAACGAGCAAAACAAGCTCATCATTACTGTACGTAGCGGGCATATCACCTGGTACGAACTGTCTGACCACATTCGGGAAGCGCATATAATCAGCATATGTCTTAAACATCATCAACATATGCTGCGCGTCTGCTTGCGTCACATTGTCAAGGTCTGCGATAGGTGATTTGCGCATATAAACAAGACCCGGATTTGCCTGTTTAAATGCAGCAAAACTGTTGACCATCGCGCGATACTCAGCGTAATTATCTGAGTCAAATGGACGCCGCATAACCTGTGCAACGTAATCATTGAGTCCGGTATCAGTTGCAAATGCCTGTCTCAGCTCCATATCATTAACCGTGATAGGATATTGTCTGAACTGGTTCGTCGAAACATAAGCAGCTTTACCTTTTGGACGATACGTCTTAAAAAGAGAATCTCCAGTCTCAGTATGAGTAGGTTCTACATCTGAATACTCATGCGTTTTAATGTAGTCAAGCGCCAAAATCTGAACAGTGTTACCATATGTCAGCCGGTTCTGCTTAAAAACTGCAAGTGGGTTCTCAAACGAATGCTTTTTAACCCAAGTAAATCCAATTCTGTTGATCAAATAATCGACAAACATATTATGGTAGATTTTATTCATTGGATCAAAAAGTGTTGATACAACCTGCTTGGTAGTCTGTTGCGACAGCTTATCCATGAACTGCTGAAAATCAGATGTACCTACCTGTGTTGCAGCTTGCAAAATAGTAGCATTAGATACATTTCCTGCCATATATTATCATCCCCTTTAAAGATCAAGTTCATCAATGTCGATGAGGTCTGAATCATCGCTATCTTCAGTCTCATCGCTATCTTCAGTCTCATCAGTTTCTGCAGGTTTCTCCACAAGCATATCTGCGATAGATGAACGAAGTGCTGTAAGCTCATCTTTAATTGACTGAATTAGATCGCGTACCTCTAGCATCTCATCCGTTTTCTCTTCAGATTTTGACGTCTTCTCTAAATCCTTAGTTTCTGACGTTTCCTCAGATTTTACATCTTCATTTTCAGTTGCCATTATCCCTCTTTCTATAATAAAAATCCCTGCCCGGATATTATCCTACAGGGATTATACAATAGTTAGCACAAATTAATCAAATTATCAAGTTTATCATGCGTACCACCGCACCATGTAATAAAGGCTGCATCTCATGCAGGGATATCCCTTATTATCGGTAAACTGACAATAAGTAATCATGTGCTATATATAGTTTACCTCAATCCATATAACTTAAATACTTCATTTTCGCATTTTTCACGTATAACAGGAGTTGAAAAACGTACCAATCCTAATGAGTACATTTCAACTAAATTCTGAATTATTGATTGCGAACGCTTTGCCACAATATAGTTGAGCCCATTGTCAGCAGTAGTAAGTGCATAGATTGGTTCTGAATGTTCAGGTATTTTTCCATTTACAAAGTATAGACCCTCATGTAAATCAAGCCATACGCCATATTTTTGTCCGTTGCAAATCATTCCAAATGAAAAACGCGCTGCAGCAGTCTTTTTAGCAATCAATCCAGTTCTCGCAGTTACAAACTGATTCTCATTTGCCATTTTGGCTGTGATTGTATGAGCACTCATACGTCCCGCTACAGTCTGCGTCGCTTTGGCATCAGCATAGTCTGCATCATTTCCTATATATAATAAAAAAGTCTTGTTTCCCCACCAACTGAAATCATTCGGCGGAATTGATGTAATTCCATAATGTTGAAAATATGGATTAACAATTGAACAAGCATTAGACAACAAGTATACGTTAGGTTTGTGCTGCTTGATACCTGGTTGCTCACGCGTACATGTATCTACGATAGATATAAGTTGCTCGAATTCAAGTGGTAAGTAATTATGATGTCCATTAGGATTTTGTATTAACGCTTCATCCAAACATAGGCGTCTTACATTAGCAAAGGTCATTTCCTTATAGTCTTGCGCCTTTGATAGCGATACAAAATATCCAATCCTATCCCATTCACCTTTCTTAGGTTTCCACGACGCAATATCTATATCTTTAGGCACTTGCTGACATAAGTAATCATGACCTTGACGCTTAAATATATATGATTGCTTACGAGCTACTTTACTTGTTGCTTCTCCTTGTACATTAGGCTTATATAACGCATCAAAATATCCATTTGCAATCTGTCTAATACGTGACTCATGCCTCACTATCTGAACAAAACACCTATGATTTTTAATATAATCACGTAAAAATTGTTCCCGCATACCAAAGGTCTTACCACGGCCACGTGAATCAGCAATCATAGTTACATCAGCATCATATGATAATATCTTATCCCACGGGACACGTTTAAATGTCATAGTTTACTCACTACCTTATATGTTGTATCTATATCTCGATTATAATGTTTTTTCAAATACACTACGTTTTCCATCGAAGTAGCTTTAACCATTTCGCCAAGTAAACGTCCGGTATCATATATGGCATATACTTCATGTTGATATACATGTGATATATTGCCTATATAATCACGTACATCCTGATTAAATACAGCATCATTTTTAGGGTTAGTGCGCTCTAAGGCATGACATACACTGTTAGTAACCATTGTGTTATAGCCAAGTGAGTGTGTCAGCGCATATTCAGGACCATGCTTCTTAATTAATGTAATTAAGTAATCATTTATATTATACATACCCTCTGGTCTTGATAAACCTGCACAAGTAACATGTGGCTTATTATCTGTATCGATAGATAATCTGCATTTATTCCATAACTCCATATGATAAGGGTATCTATATGTATTACCACACTTTTCAATATCAAAGTGACCAACATTGTGAAGTGTTGAACAAAGAGTAGGATAGTTTTTCCTAATTCGAGCATATCCTTTATTAATAGTATCATCAGCTGCATCATGTAGAGGCTTAAGCGCAGCTAAAATATCACTATCAGATACAGTTGTAGCACACTTAAGTGAATCAGTATCACCACCTGTTACTCTACACCTATCACCAAACGCCTCATATAATAACTCCATAGCTATACATAGGTGCATACGTGAGCGACCTACAATACGAAGCCCATAGTTGTAGAATACATTAGCATGTTTAGGTTGTTTGTCCTCAAAGTTATCTGCATTACATACATCATCTGAGTTAACAGACAATGAACCATCTGCGTTTACCACAAATGATGGTTTGTAAACATCCTGAGCTTGCGTACCATAAATACCATTAAACATACCTTTAACAGTAGATGTATAGTAACTTTCGATAAACTGTTCACTTGCGCTTCCATCACGCAGTACCTTTACAATTCCTTTTGGAATCAAATCAGATATTTTAGCTGTATAAGGTATATTTTCTATATACGTATGTACAATTGTCTTCATCGCACTTTTCATTTCAAAAAGCATATTAGATTGAAGACTCACATAATCAGGCGCAAGAGTAAATGATGTTGTACATTCACCTTGTATACATTCAAAGGAATCCCATGTATACACACGTGACATAATCCATAATTCAATTTCCGAAACCCAAACGTCTGCTATCTGCGCACTATATAATTTACCAAACGCAAATGTTGGTTTAAAAACTTTATCATGATAACCTATTCTGTAATTATTCTCATTTTGCGCAACAACAGCATCATTACGTTCCCATCTGTCATATTCATCTGTCATGAAATAAAATTTAGAACGCGCTAATGTAGCAATACCCCATGCATCATAACAAGTATCAGGCTTAATACGTAAATTTTTAAATCGTACCTTTGCGTGTAATCCACAATAAAAAGGTCTACAATAATTTGCTAAAACATCTTTACGAGATGTCTGTATAATTCGTTGAGCATATAAATCTAATATTTCTTTGCGGCATTTTTTAAAATTAATCGGAATCTTTGATGACATAAATGTGTGATGCATAGAGGTAACATCTAAGCTTGCAACGTTGCGCATAATCACACTTGCAGATGCT